GTATTTTACACACTTCAGCAAATAATACAATACAACAATTAAAAAAAATAGGTTTATAAAATGGCAAGATTATTAACAGCAGATGCTCCTTCGGAACATAAAAAACGAAGAAAAGGAATACACGCAAAAACAAAAACTTCAAAAGTTAAAAGTTCTAAACATTATAAAAAAGCATATAGAGGACAAGGACGATGAGTGATAATGTACTAAAAAAGGATTTTCAAAAAAAAGATGTAGAACGTTTACGTAATCTAATCAAGGGTAAAGGATCAGAACGTACTGGTCAAGGTATAGGCTATACAAAAAAACAAGAATTTCATAAAGAAGGTGATATATGGGAAGAAAATGGTCGTAAATGGACTATCAAAGATGGTATAAAACAAAATATCACTAAATTAGATAAATTTAAAAAAGCGGCAGTACCATTATTTTGTCCCTCTTGTAGTACTATAATGAATAAACAATTAGATCCTCACTATTTTAAAGCATATGGGGCTTGTTTAGATTGTATTAAAATTAAAGAAAGTAGAATTAAAACATCAGGTGAATGGGAAAATCATAAAACTACTATCCATAATAAAGAAATAGATAAATATATAAAAGAGTATACTCAGTTTATAGAAATGAAAATGGAAGAAAGTAATGATAGTTTTATAACAGAGGCAGGTGAAATTGAAAAATGGCGAGGTGGCATAAAAAAGGAACAAGCTGAAGAGGCACTCCGCGAGGGTATAGAATACCTTAAAAGTCTAAAAAAATAATTTTTCCTAGGGATATCAGTATTTATAACAAAATGAATATCTGCGATTGTCAAATATGTAAATGTAGTACTAGCTGTTTTTGCGAGTGCTGTAACTGTTAAAAAAAGATTATGGATAATTTCGATGCACACAAATGGTTTAAAAAACAATACCTAGAAGAAGGTCATACTGAGGATAAAACTAGAGAAATGGATAGGGCAAGAATAGAAGCTGAATTAGAAAAAAATCCTAATTATAAAAAAGATAGTGAGACAGCAGAAAAAGTTAGGGCTATGATGGCTAGAGAAAAAAAGTTAAGGGATTATTATATGGGAAAGTCTGATGTTTATCCTTTAAAAGAAAATATGTCCCCAGGAGAAGCAGTTACAGAATTAAATTTTTTAATGGATGAACTCCAAAATATCTCAGGTGAAGTTAAACAAATAATGAGACAAACATTCCCAGATGAATATACTAGAGGAGATGCTTATGGAGCATTTGATTTTGGTTCAAGTAGAAATCAATATGACACTACATTTGAAGGTATTTTAGATGATTTAATTTCTAGAGGGGATGAAATGGAATAATATGAACACCCTCCTAGAAAATAGAATAGAAGGTTTAATCAGAGAAAAACTCTGTAAAAAGGGTCAAGCATACCGCAAACGTAGAATGGCAGCAGGTGAAAAATCATCAGCATATCTATCAGGAAGAGCTGTCAAAGTATGTAAAGGTCAAATGAGCGGTAAAAGTAAGCCAAAAAAGAAAAAATCTAAGAAAAAATGACCCCTGAAAAGGATCAAATAATATCAGAGATGATTCGAGAATCTCTGCGTGACTGGTTTAAAAAAGAAAAATGGGTTAGAATTAATACTTCCGGTGAAATTACTGGTAAATGTGGTACAATGAAAAAAGGTAAAGCCACAACTAGATGTTTACCTAAAGCAAAAGCCCAATCACTTACTAAAAAACAACGCGCTGCTACAGCTAGAAAAAAAGCTCGTGGTAGTAGAAAAGGTAAACAATTTGTTCCCAATACTAAAAAAGCTAAAGTAAAATTAAAAAAATAATATAAACCACATAAGAACCAATATTCCTTATATATTTATCAATATACTAAAAACCTAATAAAATGACAGAATTTGATTTAAAAAATTATCTTTATAATAATCCTCTTATGGAGAAAAAAGAAGACTCTAAAAAGGGTAATAAAGAAATGCAAAAACGAATGAAGGGTGCTATTAAGGATAATGAGGACCATATAGATAAGTTAAAAAAAGATATTAAAGCCGATAAGAAAAAGTTAACAAAACTTAAAGCAGATGAACCTAAAGATGTAAATGAGAGTGTAGAAGAAGGAATGGATAAAGAAGAAAAAAAGCTTACTAAAGAAGGTCTTAAAGATATAATTAAAGAAAAAATTATATCTGTTTTAAATGAAGAAGAAATTACTGAAGAAGAACTAGAAGAAGGTAACATTGATTATGATGCGGGCCCTAAAGGATTTTTAAAAAAAGAACCTAATAATTGGTTAACAGAAGAAGATATTGAAGAACAAGAAGAAGAAGAATTTGAAGAAGAAGAAATTATAGATGATACTGAAGAAGAAATTCCATCTTCTCCTGTATCTGGAGAAAGTGCTAAAGTAAAATCCTTATCAAATCTTTTAACTAAAGCTAGAGAAGAAGCTGAAGGATTCAGTTCAGATCCAGAATTAGGGATTCAAATAGGAAATGTTATTACATATTTTACAAGACAGCATGTTGCTGGAACAGGTAAAAAGTAATTTAGTATAAATTTTTAAATCAAATTGTTATGAACTCAAATGAAATCTATTTACAAATGGCCGAGTTATGGACAGAGTTATCATTAGAACACTCTAAAACTAGTAAAGCTGCACACGGCCGAGCAAGAAGTGCTGCTACAAAAATAAAAAAACTAATTGGTGAATATAAAAAAGCATCAGTAACAGAGGATAAAAAATAAATAAAATGGAAGATTTTAACCTAAAAAAATATTTAACTGAAAATAAACTTTTAGTTGAACAAAAAAAGAAAGAATATTCATCTATAAATGCTATCATGGCAGACTTAAAAGATAAACTTCCTCAATTCAAAACAATAGATACAGCTCCGGAATTTTTATCATTAATGAATGGTATAATAGATCTTGTAATATCCCAATCTTCAGATTTTATTGAAAGTGGGAGGTTTATTCAAGCTATGGTTCAACTTTATAATCAAAGAAAAGATATTCAGAAAAAGGCAAAGGATGATGATTTTGATTTGTCATCTCTTCGTGAACCCGGTGCTAAAACACCTACACTTAAAAAATCTGATCCACCCTTAACTAGAAGACAAAAGAATAGACAAGGAAGGGATCCAAGATATGTTAGACCCACAACCCCAGGGGTTAATCCTTTAAAAACATTAGAAGAGGAAAAAGATTAAAATTGAAAGCCTCAGATTTAAAACATATCATTAAAGAAGCTTTATCGGAAGATGAATCTAAAATGGTACTAGATAAGTACAAACAAAGATATGCTGCTGTTTTAAAATCTAATCCTAAATTTATCAAAAAATACCCTAACCCAGATGCAGTAATATATGGTATGGTAATGAACGAGGTTAAAAAACTCAGAGAAAAATTTGCATCCAAGGCCCAACAAAGATACATGTACGCAACTAATCCAAAAGAAGCAGAAAAATTGGCTAGTAAAATGACTAAAAAAGATTTTAAAAAACTCCCCGAAAAAGTCAAAGAAGGTGATTTAGATGTGGGCCACCAAGATGATGAACCAAGAATGTTGAAAAAGGATATTTACAATATGGGTAAATATGCTATGGAAATATTTAAAAAATTAGATAAATATGATGACATGGAAGGTGAAGTTGATTTTCCACACTGGTGGCAATCAAAATTAACTAAAGCTAAATCCATGTTACAATCAGCATATGATTATTTAGATGGAGAAGAAAAAATATCCCAAATAGATGCTATTATGGAAAAAAAAGATGAATTACCAGTAGATAAAATAGAAAAAAAAGTTAAAGCTATCTTAAAAAAAGAGGGTGGAGCTGTTGGCTTAAAACCATTAGTAGATGCAGCTAAAGAATTAGGTGCTAGTAAAAAAGATCTTTTAGGTATTCTTAAAAAAATGGAGAAAGTTAAAACTCATAAGGATGGAGATATTATTAATACTGCAGGTTTAAATGAAATATCCGATGCTGAAACTGCAAGTGTATATGATAGAATGAAAGGGGACATAAATAATAGAAAAAAAATATTTGGAAAATTTGCTAGTAGACCTTATGCTAGATTAAATTCAAGTCACAAAAAAATAGTACAAGATATTGTTACTAAAATGAAAGAAGGTGAAAATATTAAAGAAACTGGACAAAAAATATCTAAACAAAACATGAAAGGATATAAAGAAAAAAATAAAAAAAAGTTAGAAGAATTTGTTAAAGCAGCTTTAATGAGTCCAGTATCAGAAAAAATGGACCCAGTGGGTAAGGAGGATCCAGATGTTAACAATGATGGAAAAGTAAATAAGACAGATGATTATTTATTAAATAGAAGAAAAGCTATCAAAAAAGCTATTACTAAGAAAAAAGGTGGTAAAATAGATGAAGGATTTAAAGATAAATTAAAAGGAGCAATTGTTGGAGTTTTAGGAACTCTTGGTGTTCAAAAGTATGGAGCAGATATTTTTAATAAAGCAACTGCAGCAATAGCTAATGCTTTACCCCCAGAACAAGCTCAAGATTTTTCAATGGCAATTCAAAGTGCTATAGAAACTTTAATGGAAAATAAAAAAAAAGTAAATGAGGATGAAGTTGATGAAAAAATAAGAAAAATAAAAAAATCAGTTGAAAATCTACCTAAAAACACCATACAAAGTTTTTTGGATCAAATTAACGTCGCATTAAAACAAATTGAAAAAAATCCAAACAAACCAGTTCCTAAACTTAAATTAGCAGAACGTATCCTAAAAGAACTTAGAAAATAATGACAAAAGAAGAATTCAAAGAGCGAATTAAAGGTTTAGCCTTTGAAGTCATTAAGGATAGAAAAAAATCTGAAATAGCAGCTGTCCAATACGATGAGCTAACGAAATTCCCTGAACTTAAAGAAGTCATATTAACACTATTAACAGCAGATTTTGATAATTTTTTATCAAGTATAGACTGGGTAGCACCAAGACCTACTACATTTAGAATCAATTTAAGAAACGATCAAAATTTTTATCTTATATGGATGGGTAGAAGTTGGATAGCACAAATAGAGGGTAAAAAATATTATTTATTAAATCTTCCTGAAGAAGAACGTGCAGTTGAGGTAATAGCTCGTATGTTAAGGTATGGAGCACCCGATTCTGGAGATACAGATGCAGGTATAGATACGGGAGCAGATACTGATACTGGTGCTGAAGAAGTAGAAGTAGAAGATACAACAGATATAGAAACAGAAACATAATGAAATTAGGAAATATATTAATAGAAGTAGTAAAGGATGACATTAAAAAATGTCCTGCCCCTACCCAAAATGTAGCATTAAACACTGCAAATAGAGATAGGGCAATACAAGCTGACTTTATTAGATATGGTCCTTTAAATGTAGAAGAACCAGGTGATTATTGGGAAATAACAGCTGAAAAATGGAATACTACAGTTGAAGCAGCTAAAAAATCAAGATGTTATAATTGTGTAGCATTTGATATATCACCTAGAATGATAGATAAATGTATACCTGCAGTAACTTCAGAACCAGTAGAAGATGAATTTGGTATACTAGGTTATTGTTGGATGCATCAATTTAAATGTCACTCTGCTAGATCATGTAATACATGGGCAGCAGGTGGTCCTATAAATAAAGATAAAGTATCTTACGATTGGCAAAAAAGAAATTTAAAAGCAGCATTAGACCCAGAACCAATAGATCCAGATCTGTATAAAGACGATTAATATGGATTCAATAGATAAGTTTTTAAAATTATATTCCTATAAATTTGATAAAGGATATCCTGACGTAAATGATAAGAAGGATATTTTATTACTTGAAAATATATTAAAAAAAGAATTTGGTATTATTTTAGAAAATGTAGAATTAGAAAATTTTTTAATAAATTCCGGTTTATTTAAAGATTATGGTGATTTAGAAATTAAAGGAAATTCTATTAAATTTTCGGATATTCCCCCTAGAGGTTCAAACTCAGATAGTCTACGAAATGAAGTATATTCTTTACTTCAAAAACTTGCAAATGATTCGGAAGAAATAACTGATTATAAAAGAGGAAGATTGGGATCAAGTATTGGTAGAGCTGAATTTAAATTTAAAGGAAAACAATATTTACTTCCTGTTAAAGGTACGGGTAAAGATAGTGATACAGATACGGATGTAAAAGAAGCTTTAGTATCTATGTTTTATGCTTCTAATATTGATTCTCCTTTTACAACAGAAAACTTTGATTCTAGAATAGAACAACTTATAGAAGGTTTTAATGGAGGAATACCTGGAGAAAGAAGTGAGGCTACTTCAAAAGTAATAAAATTTTTAGAAGCTATTCAGGATAAAAATAATAATAAAACTATTAAATTTATTAATCAACCTTTATCTTCGGCATTAGCCATAAAAGATGTATACCCGGGTCAAAAAATTATTAGAACAGGCTTATTTAATGAAATAAGAACTAAAGCAAAACAGTTAACAGGATTACCAGCTGATAAATGGTGCCCTGGGGATTTATATGTTCAACTAGGTTCTGTAGATATATCAGATGTAGATAATATTGAAATTATAAATGATTTATTTGTTGATGAATGGGGTAATGACTCAAAACCCTTAGTAGCAGTTTCACTAAAACAAGAAAAAGCACAAGGGGGAAAGGCAAAAGCTTTATTACAAAAATATACTAAAGTTAAGGATGATTATAATTTAACTAAAGAAGAACAAAATTATACTCCTGAACAATATAGGGAAGGTATAAAAGAGTTAAGATCTAAAGTACAAGCCTTAGTTCAAAGTAATGATAATATTACTTATGAAATTACTTCGGAAGAATTAGAAGATGATAAATTAAATGGTAAATATGCTGCACTTAAATCAATAGAGTTTTTATTTAGAATATTCCCAAACCAAAAAGTAGATGATGCTGTAGTAGCATTAGCTGGTTTTGCCTTATCATTAACGGGAGTAAATCCAACATTTTTTAAATTAACAGGTAAATCAAGTGGTGAACCTGCCAGTGTAGAAACATTTAAAAGGGGATCAAATGTTATACTATATAATATAGAGGGCGAATATGAACCTATTGAAATTTTAGATACCCCGGGTGTTGCAGGATTAAAACTTAAATTTAAAATAGAAAAAGGAGGAGATATATATAATGTGCTTTTAAATGCTAGAAATAATGGTACAACACAGGGCACTTTAGAAATTCAAGATATAAGCCAAATTACCTAATATTTATACGCATGACACGCCTAAGAACACTAATAAAAGAAGCATTATCACAACCTAAAAAAAAGGACTGTAATTGTGGGTGTAACGACTGTGGGGGCAAAGCACCAATTCTAACAGAAGGTAAAGTAAAACATCTAATATCAGAAGGTTTACAATATCATATAGATAAAAAAATTCAATTACATGAGTCAGTATACAGAATAGGATCCGAAAAACATTTTGAGCTTATAAGAGAAGCAAGAGCACTATGGGTAAGAGGTATAATAAATGTATCTGAAGATGATCAAGCAATACTAGAAACAAATTTAGGTAATTTTGGAATGTATGAAGGTGAGGCAGTACCTTTAGATATGCCTATGGTAAATGAAGGAGGTGCCGACACTGCCTGGGAAGATGAAAAAGGTAATAAAGTAACTTTACAGGATATTTTAGATATGACTAAAAATGTTCCTCAAAAAGATTACTCAACAGAAAAATTAGCAAAAGTAGTATTAAATTGGGACGATAACCCAGAAGAAGTAGAAAGAATAGAACAAGTAGAAGTTTCTAAACAATATCCTATATTAATAATGGTAGATGAAGCTGGAAAAATTCAATGGATTTTAGACGGTAACCATAGAGCACAAAAAGCATTAAGATCTAAAGCAAAAACAATACCTGCTAAACTAATCAAACCTTCTATGTTAAATGCCAAAGCTAAAAAAGTTTTATTAGGAGTAGTTGATGAATCATTAAATGAAGACGAAGCTGCTTTTGAATACAATAAAGCTAGAGCAGGTAGAATCATGAAGGATTTATTTGGGTCTGATTTTGAATTTGATTACACATATAAACTTGAAGGTGATAGAATTATAATTCACCCTGAAGGATATAACCCTGATGGTACTTTATTTGATATGAAAGATGTCCATAAAGAAAAAATTATAAGAACATTCCGAGATAAAATGCCAAGGGCTCAAGCTCAACCTAATATGGGTGGAGGGATAACAGTAAATTTAAATAGATCTTCATTAAATGAAGCTAAAAAGAAAAAGAAAAAAGACCCACCAATAGGCAAACCAAAACGAGGTGGTCCAAAAGCATACTATGTATATGTTAGAGATCCTAAAACTAAAAAAATTAAAAAAGTTACATTTGGTTCAGGTGGTTTAAAGGCAAAAATTAGAAATAAAAAGGCAAGAAATGCTTTTGCAGCTAGACATAGATGTAAAACAGCTAATGATAGGACTACAGCTAGATACTGGTCTTGTAGACTACCTAGATATGCAAAACAACTGGGTTTAGGATCAAACATGAACACATTTTGGTAAAATAAAATAATATGGAAAATTTTAATTTAAGAAAATATTTGGCTGAAGGTAAGCTATTAAAAGAAGAGCTAACTTATGAATTTAGTGAATACGATTTTGATATAGAAGATACTGACTATGAAAAAGAGGTTATAAAAAAAATCAAATCAGCTTATCCTAATATAGAAGATGACATAATGATGAGAATGATTAGAAACTCTGAAGATTACTATTATAGGGATGCTCGTAAGGAAAATAAATTAGGAAGGGATTATGAACCAGTAGGTTCGGATGAGTTTGCGGATGGTATAATAATGAGTTATAGAGATCAATATTTATGAACCCCTACACTGACGAAAATACAACAAGAACATTTTCTAAAGACGTAGATGAAATGTCTTTAATATGGCACACAGACCAAGAAGACAGAACAGTAACAGTATTAGAAGGTAAAGGATGGCAATTTCAACGTGATAATGAGCTACCTTTGGAACTTAAAGAAGGAGTTAATATATTTATACCAAAGGGCCAAATCCATAGGGTAATAAAAGGCTCTACGGATTTAAAACTAAAAATAAAAAAATGGAAAATTTAAACGAAGGCAAAAAGAAAAATGGCAAAAAATCCTATATGATGGAACTAGCTGAAATAGATGCTCAATCAGCCATCGTAGCAATGGAAGCTAAAATTGACAAGTTAGAAGAAATGGCTGTAGCCAAAGAACAAAGACTAAGCATGGTCAGCGAAGATGAAAATCTATCCGAACTTATCTCAAAATCAGCAGTTAAAGAAATGCAAAAAGAGATAAAAGAAATCAGAAAAATGCAAGAAAAACTTAAAAAAGTCTACGAAAAGAAAAATGGTAAAAAAATGCCTGAAATGGTAGATGAAGAAGAAAAAGTAGATGAAATGGTTGATCCTACTAATATGGATTTAGATAAAGCAGTTTATGGAGATGATGCTGAAAGAGACCCAATGACAGGAAATATAAAAGAGGATGAATTAGATGAAGCTCACTGCAATACAGAAGAAGATGATACTGATTCTATGAATGAAGAAGAAGTAAACGAAGAAGTTAACAGATGGCAAAAGCTAGCAGGACTTTAAAACATACAGACTGATTCATAACCAGTCGCTTTAAAAAAATAATTAGACAGTTGTGGCGTCTCCCTTGGAGATGCCACTCTTTTTTCGTATATTAACCCAAAAAACTCAAATATATAAATGGAAGTAACAGTAATGGTAGGAGCGGGAGTAGCAAACATAAACGCAGCTACTAAGCTCATAGACAATGGATATGAAGGCAAAATAAAAATAGTAGACATGGGTAAAGACCCACATGAAAGATTACCTGAAGAAGTAATGACAGGAATGTTAGGTGCAGGAGGATGGTCAGATGGTAAATTAACATATCATACGGGTGTAGGAGGTCAATTATCAAAGTATTGTGGAGAAGAAAAAGCAATGGAGTTAATGGATCAAGTCATTAATAACTTTAAACGTTTCCACCCTAAACCAGAAGCTGTACAATGTTCTGATCCTCAAGCAGAACCAGAATTTATAAAACCATATTTTGGATTAAAACTATTCCCAGTATGGCACGTTGGTACGGATTATTTACATGAAATAGGTAAAAATTGGTATAAGTATTTAGTTGATAATGGTGTTGAATTTTATTGGCAATGGAGAGTAACTAAAATCGATTTTAAAACTAAACACCTTGATATGACATCTGAACAATACCCACAATCAGATGACGATTGGATATTTTTTGATAAATTAATATTTGGTGTAGGTAAATCAGGTATTGATTTTGGTAAACGTTTAGCTGAAAGGTATAAATTAAAAACAGAACCTAAAGCAGTTCAAATAGGAGTACGATTTGAGGCACCACAAAAACACTTCCAAAAACTAATAGACATTTCATATGATTTTAAATTATATAGAAAATTTGAAGATAAAGGTGTATCATTAAGATCATTTTGTACTAATAATAATGCAGCTTATGTAGCAGCAGAACACACATATGGAGATTATAGTTACAATGGTCACGCTAAAAAAGATGAAGCATATAAAAATGGTATGACTAATTTTGGTATACTAATGGAAATTAGAGGCATAGATAAACCATTTGATTGGTCTAGAGAAGCAGTTAAAAAATTACAAAAGAATGGAGTAGGTACATATTTTTCTCCATCAAACAGAGTACCATCTAAAACATCAGAAGGTGACTATGTTAAAACTGAAGTAGTAGATAGTATGGATTCTTTATATGAAGCATTAGGTGACTATGCTTTATACATAGAGGATTTTATTAATGATATGAAAGAAGTATTTCCAACATTAGGCAATGATTGGGGAATATACATGCCAGAAGTAAAATACTTAAGCCCAGAACCACTAGTAAACTATAATGATTTAAGTTTAGAGGATCACCCAGGTATATACTTTGTGGGTGATGCTTTAAGTGCAAGAGGCATTACAGTATCAGGAGCACAAGGAATATATGTTGCAGAAAGTATAATAAAAAAACAAGAAAAAGAATACGATGATTATTTTGAACACAACTTGTTTATTTAAAAAATTTTTCGTATTTTACATTAAAATAGAATTATGGCTAAAAAAGAAAAATTTTACGAATATAAAACAATAAGAGTAGGAGGAGCATTTCATCATTTATTTAGAGGTGGAGAAAATGAAAATTGGATTCATCATAACCCAGAAGGACCGGCTATTCAAAGAGTAACAGAGGGTGATAAGAGTATAGAAGAAAAATACTATTTATTTGGTCATGAAAAGACTAAGGATGAATTTAGGGAATATCAACAAGAAAAAGAAGGCTTACCTTGGTATAAAAATCCATCAATGAAAGCTGTAGCAAGATTTTAAGTTATGAAAATAGGTTTATGTGGTACAATGAGTGTAGGTAAAACTACATTAGTAAATGCTTTAAAAGAATTAGAAGAATTTGAAGGATATATAACTAGAACAGAACGTTCTCAACATTTAATGTCATTAGGCATACCTTTAAACACAGATTCTACATTAAAAGGTCAAACAGTATTTCTAGCTGAACGAGCATCTGAATTAATGAATAAAGCAATCATTACAGATAGAACAGTTTTAGATGTTATGGCATTTGCACATTGTTCAAATTCAATGAACTACGTAGAAAAAGAAAACTTTGTACAATTAGCAGCTAGCTTAATACATGAATACGATTACATATTTTATGTTTCACCTGAAGGAGTAGACATAGAAGACAATGGTATTAGAGAAACAGATGCTAAATACAGACAACTCATAGATAATTCAATAAGATACTTTATTAGTAGATATGGTACTAGAATTAAAAATTTAATTCAAATTAAAGGTTCTACGGAAGAGCGTATTAAAGTTATACAGGAGACACTTTCTCCACAATATGTATAACAAATACTTTACAATGAAAAGATCTGAATTAAAAGAAGCAATCAAAGCAGAAATTAAATCTGTATTATCCGAAAGTACAGGAATTTTTAATACCAGTTTTAGAGACCTAGCCAAATACAACCCAGAAGATTTTGAACCTAAATTTATTAAATTTAAGGGAGATAGTGATGATAATAAAATGGAGGTTGAATCTGAAAGAGAAATGAATACCCCAGAGGGTGAATTAAAAGTTTACACTGTTAAAACAGACGATGGTGTTCAATCATATACTGCAGACCAAGTAGAATTAGTTGAAGTCTACCAAACTAACTCTAAAATGAGTCAAATAGTTAGTTTATTCCAAGATATGATGGATGATGAATATGATGGTCAAGATTATAGAAAAGTATTAAATATGGTTTTAAAAGCTATAGATGATGATTATAAAGCTGCAGAAAGAGAAGGTGAAAAATTTTCAAGAATAAGAGAAGAGGATGAAGCCCCAGCTGGAGATAAAGAAACAGAAAAAGCAGCTAGAGGTAAGGATAAAATTACTATAGATTTTAGAAACGTTATGAAAAAATATAACGAATTAAAAGAAAAGGATAAAAAAGAGGCAGTTGAATATCTAAAATCAAACCAAGATATTGTAAAAAAATATAAAAAGGCTAAAGAAATAAAAGTTTGAAAACCTGGTTGAAAGATTTCAAAACCCTAACCATAATAGGGTTAATAATAGTTATATTTTTACTTAGAGAGTGTAGAGGGGAAAGCAAAGGTGCTCCTGTAGAACCTGTAACAGTAGTAAAAGTAGAAACTAAATATGATACTATTGTTGAAACAGTAGAAACATACATTCCAGAATACCGAACTAAAATTAAATGGAAAACTAAAACTGTACATGATACAGTAGAAGTACATGATACAGTCCCTATAGACACATTATCTATTTTAGAAGATTATTTTGCAACATATGCCTATACAGATACACTAAAAAAAGATAGTGTTACATTTGTCATAAACGATACAATATCACAAAACAGAATATTATCTAGAGGTATAAATTACAGTTTAGTATATCCTACTAAAATAATTCAAACAGAACGTGAGGTTAATAAAAGAGAATTGTACCTTGGTTTTGGTATAGGTGGAGACAGACAGCAATTAAGCTTTGTGGGTAGTGAATTATTATTAAGAAATAAAAAAGAACGAATATATGGGGTAGGATTAGGTATAAATCAAAATTTTGAACCAATTTTAACATTCAAAATGAGTTGGAAAGTTAAAATGCCAAAATTTAAAAAACCAAAAATTCAAGTGCCCATAGAATCTCTTCTATGAGTGACATAAAAAAAGTAATAAGACAAGAATATTTAAAATGTGCTAGCGACCCTATACATTTTATGAAAAAATACTGTTTTATACAGCATCCTCAAAGAGGTAGAATCCAATTTTCATTATTTCCATTTCAGGAAAAAATGTTAGCTTTATTTAAAGATAATCCTTATTCTATAGTTTTAAAATCTAGACAATTAGGTATATCTACTTTATCAGCTGGTTATTCTTTATGGATGATGCTTTTTAATAAAGATAAAAATATACTTTGTATAGCTACAAAACAGGAAACAGCTAAAAATATGGTTACAAAGGTAAAATTTATGTATGAAAATTTACCTTCATGGCTTAAAATAGATGCATCAGAAAATAATAAACTAAACCTCCGTTTAAAAAATGGATCCCAAATTAAAGCAACTTCAGCTGCCTCAGATGCAGGTAGATCAGAAGCAGTATCTTTACTAATAATAGATGAAGCAGCATTTATTGAAAATATAGGTGAAATATGGGCTTCAGCACAACAAACACTAGCTACTGGTGGAGGCTGTATAGCAATATCTACTCCTTATGGTACTGGAAATTGGTTTCACCAAACATGGATTAGAGCAGAAGAAAAAGCAAATGATTTTTTACCTATAAGATTACCATGGTTTGTACACCCAGAAAGGGATCAAGCATGGAGAGATAGACAAGATGAATTACTAGGTGATCCTAGAATGGCAGCACAAGAATGTGACTGTGATTTTTCAACATCAGGTGATGTTGTATTTTACCCTGAATATATAGAATTTTATGAAAAAACATACATTAAAGATCCTCTTGAGCGTCGCGGAGCTGATAGAAATTTATGGGTTTGGGAACCCTGCGATTACTCTAGAACATATATGGTTGTGGCTGATGTTGCAAGAGGAGACGGAAAAGACTACTCAGCATTTCACATAATAGATGTAGAAAACAATGTACAAGTAGCGGAATACAAAGGACAATTAGGCACAAAAGAATTTGGATATTTACTAGTAGGTATAGCTACAGAATATAATGAAGCACTATTAGTAATAGAGAATGCTAGTATAGGTTGGGCTACAATACAAACAGTTATAGATAGGGGTTATCAAAATCTTTATTATTCACCTAAGAGTGGAGAAGTAAGAGCTGATTCGTATTTTGACCAATATATGGATACATCAAGAATGGTAGCTGGCTTTACAAATTCATCCAGAGTTAGACCTATGTTGATAGGTAAATTCCAAGAATATTTAAGTGATAAAGGTGTTACAATTCAAAGTAAAAGATTAATGGAAGAAATGAAAACTTTTATTTGGAAAAATGGTAGACCTGAAGCACAACAAGGATATAATGATGATTTAGTAATGTCATTTGGTATTGCAATGTACATGAGAGATACAGCATTTAAATTTAAGCAACATGGAATAGATTTAACAAAAAGTATGTTAACTAACTTGCATTCCTCTAAAGTAAATTATAATGGAGCTTACCAATCCCCTAAAGATAAAAATCCGTGGCAAATAGATAACCCATATTCTAATGGAAAAGAGGACATTCGTTGGCTCTTATAATATTTATACAATATATATATCATGGCAGATACTAGATTATTTTCAAGACTTAAAAGATTATTTTCAACAGATGTAATAATTCGAAATGAAGGTGGTAACCAGCTTAAGGTTATGGATATTAATAAAATCCAAGCTTCTGGAGAATACGAAAATAACTCATTAGTAGATAGATTTAACAGGTTATATTCAACATCACCTACTTCATTATATGGTTACCAAAGTAACTTTAATTATCAAACATTAAGACCACAACTATATTCAGAATATGATGCTATGGATACAGATGCTATTATAGCTTCTGCTTTAGATGTTATAGCGGATGAAAGTACTCTTAAAAATGATATGGGTGAAGTGTTATCTATTAGATCATCAGATGAAAATATACAAAAAATATTATATAATTTATTTTATGATGTTTTAAATATAGAATTTAATTTATGGCCCTGGACTAGAAATATGTGTAAATATGGAGACTTTTTTCTAAAACTAGAAATAGCAGAAAAGTTTGGTGTATATAATGTTATACCCTATAACGCATACCACATAGAAAGATTAGAAGGAAGTGATCCTGATAATCCAGCAGACATAAAATATGTTATGAATCCCGAAGGGGTTTCAGCTGGGGGTTATGGTTATTATAATGTTCCTAATACTAAAAATGCTAGTGGTAAAGATATTATATTTGATAATTATGAAATGGCTCACTT